TATTCCTGATCGCCTTCAGCCAGGAGTGCTCGTAAACTCTTATGCATGGGTTTTCTCCATAGTATCTGTTTATTTATCAGAATCCACTTCTTGAACACCCTGCATGTCCTGCACGGGCTGACTTTCAGCAGGTTCCGACTGACCACCGGCGCTGATCAGCTTACGCAAATCCTCTCGGGAGCCAACGAAGAAGTTATTCGTATCCCCAGTTTTACCAGTATTACCCTCAAATCCAGCCTCATCCAGCTTCTGCTTTTTCTTCTTGAGCTGCAAATTTGTCTTGTGTTTGACGGCATCTAGTGTGAGACCGAATATCTGTGCGGTAGTCTCGATGTGCCTACTCAGATATTTGGGGTCTACCTCAACACGCTTGTCGTCGAGGTCGGTGAAGGTGTTCATCCCCATCTTGATGAGTTTCTCCAGCTGCTTCTCGCCTTCCAGCATGCGCTTGTCCTCAGCGGCCAGACTTGGGAGGTTGGGATTATCAACAGGTTCGGGAATCTCATGCGGTGCGATCTCAACCAGTGAGTTATCCACATCTTCCTCTTCAGGGACTTCCATCCCTAGACTTTCAGCGATTGTCTTATTAATACTCATCTTTTTCTAGCCTTTGGAGATTTACCCGCCTTTGGAGATTTACTCGTTCTGACCTTACTTAGCCTACTTGGCTTGCTTGTCCTGCTGGATACACCGAGTTTCACCGCTTTACCACGCTTCTTATAAACCTTTGGTTTCAGGTCTTTAACCGTGGCTGGCACCGCTGCCCGGACTGGATTGATCCTTGGCTTCTTGTTGGCACCACCGGCGAACAAGTCAGCCTCGGTCATAACCGAGAAATCAATACCCCGACGCATAGCCCATGCCTGGGCGGCTGCCCACTTGGCATCGTTCTGCATCTTGGTGACGGAATCATTCGAGTTCCTGACGAACCCCTGGTCAGCCTCATGCAGTGGCTTGATCTCAATCAACTTAGTCACGGTTGCCCCACCCTTCTGGATAAGCGTCACCAGGAAGTCCGGGAGATAAATCGATTGTGTCTTGTTAGCCTTGGTCGGGTTACTGTATGGAATTTTTACCGGTTCGTATGACCACTGTAATACATCCGGGTGATTATCACAGTACCTCATGAACTCAAGTTCCCAGGATGACTTAGCCACGATGGGGAACAGCCCGTTATATTTCTCTGGGTTCTCCGGAGTGAACTGTGTGCGGATTCCCCTAGCCATTATACAGTCGGTTTCTTAGCATTGGCGATCCATGTATCCAATCTTTTTATTTGCGCTCTGGAGTTAATGATAGTACTTTGTGCATCACCAAGTCCTTCCAATACAACTAAACGCCTCTGTCGATATGATTCCTTTTCAGCTGGCGAAAGGTTCGGACCTTCCCTACTAGATTCAAATAATATACGGGTTATCTCTATATCTTCTGCTCGGTATTCGTCAAACAATACTTCATTTTTTCTCAATACATCTTCCCAGTTATCACGCTCCTGTTCCAGTAGTCCTACTTCAACCGGTGGGGTTATGGAATTCGCAACAGGAGTTTCCTCAGCTGCCGACTGCTTCTTAATATTCTCAACAGCACTCTGGGTAGCCGGAGCGGCCTGCTCGATCTTCTGAGCTTCAGCAACGACTGCCGTGGAAGCGTTTAGCTCCGCATTGAGTGCCTTCAGTTTATTGGTAAGCCTAGTTTTTTCAAACTCTATTTCCGGGTCATCACCACCAGTACTTGATGTTCGGGCTGCGATACCGGTAAGTTCACCACGGACCAGTTCTATCTCGTCCTCGATTTCACCCGGTGGTCTACCAGACGGGGTTACCGGTGCCGGTACAGGTACTATTGTCTGCGGCGGTTCGGCATCTGGTAATGGTGTCATCGGATTAGGTGATACCTTGGATACTGGAAGCGATCCGGATGTTGGTACATCTTCCATAGCACCATGTGTATTGGGGAAGAAGTCGTTTGTGATCTCTTCAGATGGTCGCACTCCGGTCAATGACTCAATAGCGTCAGCAACCTCCAATCTGTTCCTACCGATGATGAAATAATAATTCTCATATTCAAAGTTCATCGTTATCTCTACTTTAGAGGTACGGTCATCCACATCCAGACCAGCATGGTCAAATGTCGTAACAACAGGCTTGTAGAAATAATAAATGTTGACAGAGTTTGGATCGATACCAAGATCATATATCACAATACTGTCAAAGAAATGTCGTTTGTAGTTTGGCTTCAGCCGCATCCCCATAGATGGTCTTGTGTTCATATTGGCACGGGGGTCCGGTGTTTCAGCATTTGCCACGAGATGGTTGTACCCTACATTAGGCTGGTCGTTTGAGAATGCGTTATCGGCAAAACCTTTATTAAAGTTTGGCGGCGGGACTGGACCAGCACCACTTGTATTACCAGCCGTTATAAGCTGTGATCCAACGTCCCCGGAATGTGAATAAAAGTTAATGTACTCTTTCATAAGAGCCGTCGTAATCGATGTGTTATCATCATCGAACGTCATAGATGCCGGTGGGAATTCCATCTTGGTCGGCAGCTTCACGTACTTGTTGTATGAGCGCAGGGTTTCCACGGCGAACGCTGGCTTAGGATGATCAATACGCTTTAACTGAGTATAGAGGTACCCATCAGTTATGAACCTCGGGATATTAGTAATCGCAACACCGTTTAGGAGAGCATCTGGGTTTATATTAAACTGCACACCATAGGTATATTTCTGGCGTGGGATTATCATCGGACGAATCGATATGCGATTGGATGCATAGTTTACAAATGGGAATCCAGGCAAAGCCCCATGCGTGGTGTCGCCCTGTCCGGGAGTGGCTGCATTTTGTGTGCCAAATCCTAATTTATTCTTAACAGTTTCGACTTTGGTCTGTACGAAGTCTTGTAGTGTATCTAATGCACCCATTAAGCTTGTTCCCATTTTTCTAGTATTAGTAAATATATTTACTTCGATATTACTAATAAAATGAGGATACTATGAAAATTGAGGTTAAACAGGGCAATGTTGAGCGTGCCTTACGCAAACTAAAGAAGAAAATGTTCGATGGTGGAACCATCCAGGAACTATCTGATCGCCGCCATTTCATCAAACCATCCGAACGGAAGCGTCTTAAAAGAAAAGAAGTCATCCGTCAGAACCAACGTCAGATCAAGAAAGAAAAACTCAAGTATTCCCAGAACATGCGATAACAAAAAGGCTCCCGAAGGAGCCTTTCTGAGTTACTTTCCGATTGGTTCGGATTAAAGATTGATACCGAAGCTTCCGCCACCGCCACCAACACTAAGACCAAACGCACCGTTACCAACGGAGAATCCACCGTCACCGATGGAGATGTTAAATCCACCACTTCCGGTACCGGTCGAACCCACTCCATCCTGGGACTGGATTTCGTCAGTGTGACGATAGGTACCCATACGCAGACCGTTCTGGTCGAATGAGATAACGTTGTCATAACGGATGGTAAGTTGAATTTCCATCGCATTGGCATCTTCGTAGGTCATTTCACCAAGGTCAGAGCCTGTGATCATGCAACCAGAGTAGGAATGCTTCTGGACGATGTTCGGATCAGCAGCTGTACCACCGGCGCTTGCGCCACCAGCCAGTACGTCAAGGTCAAGTTCGAACTTGTAGTTCTCACCAGCACGACTCATGGTCTGGTCGAAGAAGTTCTGCTGCTTGGAAATCTGGTTCTGAACCCTACGCATTGCGGAGTTGGTGATGTCATCAAACAACGTAAGTGTGAGTTCCTGCCATTCACCACGTGTTGCCACATAGACGGTGGACACATAAGAACGGATTGCCTGCTCGTCGAATTTGAGACTTGGGCGACCGATCTTGCGTGTCTGGCGAGTCATGTCATATGGTGCTGGCTCGTTGCCGAGACCAAAGTTGAAAAACAGCGTCCTATAGCGGTTGCTGAAGATTGGTTGCAATACGGCTGAGCGGTCACCATTAAGACCAGGAACGCCGAAGTTTGCGAGTGAATTTACAGTCATTTTATTTATTCCCCATATAACATTCTTGTA